GATGAAACACTTGCAACATAGTTTGATGCTTTTTTTATAAAGTTTAAATCTACATTTTCTACATCTACTATTTTATTTAGAACTTGATTGCCTGAAGAATCTACAACATTGACTCTATATTGATAATTTGGAAAATCAGTTGGCTCATTCCAAGCTAAAAATGGTCTACCTGTAGAACTAGAATCAGTATCAGTAAATGCTAATCCTGTTGGTGCTTTTACTGCATAAGCAGATGGTAAGTTTGCAAGTTCTTCTACTGGTTCTTGTGCTGGTACTTCCCATGTATATACATCAAAATATTCTATTAGACTTACAGATACTAAACCATCTGATTGAAGTTCTAATGCTTCAACTCTACATACCTTGCCACTAAATCCTAAACCTGAATAAGTAAATGAAACAATATCACCCACATTAAGTTTATACATTTCAGGCGTTCCTAAGAACTGTATAGTAGTTTGATTTCTGCTTCTAGTTAAAATTGCCTTACCCATATTATGTGCAATATAAGGATCAGTTACATAAGGAAACTCTGCTTTTATTTCTAGTTCTTCACCACCATCATCAGAAGTAAAATCATTTGCATCAGTTGTAGCAGAATGTAATACAGTTGCAGTATCTAATTCATATTTTTTATTTGCATTAAAAAATTCTATTACTACTTTATTTGCTCGTTGATCCTTGTTTCCATAATCTACAGTTATACCTGCATCAGCTATAACATGATCATCTGTAATACTAAATGTAGATGAACCAGTATCTTCTATTTGTAACTCATATTTACCATCTACATACAAAAATATACCTCTCATATTTGCAAGTAATTCTTTTGCATTTTCCATAACAGTTTTATTGCAATCTAAATATCCATTGCAATGAAATCTTTTTGTTTTTACAAGATAAGTACCTGTATTAGAAGAATAATCAGCACCTAATGTATCATCTACATAAACTCTATAATCTTCAGTATTATCAAAAAATTCATCACGCCTAATATCTTTTATATTTTTACTATCCAAGATAGTTGTACCTGAAGAATTAATTAATGTTATTTGTTCTCCTATTTTATTTTGAAACCAATCTCTATTAGCATTAGCTCCTAATACGCTAATAAAATCATCACCATTACTACCACTCCATGTAAGAGCTTGTGCTGAACCATTAAAAAATGGTTGATCGACTAAAGTATCAGCAGTATTAGCAGCAGTAGAAAATGTAGATGTGTTAACTTTTGCTATAGGTAAACCTTTACCATATTCATCATTTGTTATGTAATCTAAAAAACATAATGCAGGATTATCTGACCACTTATAGGTTGATACAGTTCCAAAAGTTTGGTTGCCATCTCTAGGATCAAAAACCTTTTTACCTTTAACTTGTACTGTTAATTGTGGAACACCTGACCAAATACCCTCTTTATCATAACCATAGTGTGCTGCTATATAACAAACTCCATTTAGTTTATGTGCTGAAGTCCAATTAGACATAGAAGCAACAAGCATAGGATCAGCAGTTTGTGTAGCTGCTCCATGATGTAGGTTCATAACATATCTGTATTTAGATGTTGGTGAAGTGCCAAATTGTCCTGCTCCTGCATCTATACCTGTACCATTTTGAGAAACAGTATTTAATGAACCATTACCTGAAGTTATTTTATCAGAACCTATATAACCACCATCTCTAAATCTTGCAGAATCAGTAAGTGGATTACCATCTAGTTCTATTGTTTTACCTAGTATTTCTTCACACTCACCTACTGCTAAAGCATAAACAACATATAAATCTCTTGAATCGTTAGCATTAGTATCCATGTAAATTATTTGAGTACCTACTCTACGAGTTCCATAAATGACTGGTAACTTGCCACCAGCAGATGTTTTGTTAGCAAGTATGTCTTGACCTTGTGCTAACATTTGTCTTGCTTGTAAAAAACCTTTTACACCAACTGCAAGTGTTACTATTGTTCCAATAATTTTTATAGCTTTAAATGCTTTTGATGCTTTAATAACACCAACAAACCATTTAATACCACTAAGCAATCCCATTATTGTCCCCACCTGACATCTTCTTTTACTTGTGTTGCAAACTCCATACCTTTATCACCACTACTAAATGCTTGTTGCGATTCATCAGAAAAATGTCTACCTTTAGTTAAGTTCCAATTTGACCAATGTGAAGCAACAACTAATGTAAGCGTTGAATCATCTATATTTTCTTTTATAGATACATTTCTTACTTGACCTGTAAAGTAGTTTATAGCACCTACTATAGATTCATTTGTATCAAAGTAAGCTAGATGTATTTCTACTTCTTTATCTGTAAATTCACCACTTTGTACTAAAGACCTAACCTGATCTGTTATATTTGAAAAAGCAATATTTACTTCATCTACTTGTAATTGTCCTGTTTCAGATGTTGAATCTACTGTAAGAAAAGAACCACCAGCAGTATAAGTATTAGAATCAAATGTAACATCAGTATAGTAATCAGTAAGTCTTACTGTTGATGATAAATTTAGTTCAACCAAAAAAGCTGTTTTAGTTGCTGTTGATGATACTTGTGTTTGTAAAGCTGTTGATAAACTTCTAGGCATTAGGTTATAACCTCTCTAACATCAAATGAAATAGTATATAAACCACTAGCATTTGTTGAATACACTATTTCATTGTTTTCAAGATATACAGTAAAACTTGGTTTATTTACAGTTACAGCTTCATTATCTGCTAGAGCAGCTACTAAATTTGGAGATATTAATACAGTTAATGCACCTGATCCATCTGAATCAATATCACTCTGAACCATATAAACTTTTGAATGATTTGCAAACTTAATTAAATCACCAGCTTTTAAAGCACCAGTTGTACTTGCAGTAAATCCATCAAGAGCAATAGAAGCATCAGCAGCAGTATGAGAACCAGCAACTAGAATATCTGTTTCACCTTTTGATGCACCTAAATTATCTAATGGTGCTTGTATAGTAAAATCTTCAAAAGAACCTTTTTGCTTTTGTAAAAATGCAAATATTTCCATAGCTTTTTCTTGTTGCATAGGTGGCATAGAAGCTGTAAATGAAAAGTATTGTGAACCAATTTGTCTGACTTGTTTTTTACCTGATAGTGTTTGATTCAATAGAGTTGGTCTATTGTCTTGAAAGTTTAAGGCAGTAAATAATGGATTTGTTGGAAAAGCACCTGACATTATACAACTCCCATCTTACCTTGATTGTTCATAGCATTGTTTATAATGCTTGTAATTAAACCTTTTCTTGATGCTAAGAGTTGATCAAAACCTGCTGCATCTACTGTTGATATATTAAAGTTGACTGTAGTTCCCATACCTTGTCCTTTTGTATGATCTATAACAGTTTCATTTGGATGTAATATTGCAGGGAAACCACCTTTACCATCTATACCACCTGCTCTTGCTCCCATGCCTGTATAACCACCACCATCACCATTAAATAAAGAGCTTGTAAGTTGTGCTGCTTTTGCAGTAGAACCATCATCTTTTAGAAAATCACCAAAATCTGTAAGACTATTACTAATCATACCAACTAATTTTTGCACAATAAAAACATTTATTAATTCATTTAAAACTGCTCTAGCCACACCAGTTGCTAAATCTTGAAAATCAAGAAATTGTTTTGATGTGAAATCAAAAAACTTTTGAAATGCGTTTGTTAGTTGCCCTTGTACTGTTTCAGCAAAAGTCTTTACTACCTGTATTGATTCTCCAACTTGTTCTTTAAAATTTGTTAAATTTTGATTAAAATTAGAAAAAGATTCTCCACCTGCATCTGCTTCTTCTTTTAATTGTAAAAGTGCTTCTCTTTCTTTTATAAGTAATCCTAAATGTTCTTCTGTAAGTTTTACTTGTACGCCATCTACAACCTCGATCATTCCTGTAGCTTGTGCATCTTGAATAGTTTTATCAAGATCATCTATTTGTTCATCAAGCGTTTTAGTTTCTTTTGTAGCTACTTGTATAGCTGTCGTAACTGCTAAAAGACCAGTAGCAAAAGCTGTTACTGGATTTGCCAACATGGCTATTCTCAAACCATTAAGCATTGAGATTAATTTAGGTATTGCTGTAAATGCTAAGACTGTAACAATACCACCAAGTATTTCTAAATTGTTAGCTAAAATACCTACAGCGTTTGCACTTTTACCAAAAACACCTGTAGCATTTTCAAACTCACCAATAAGAGTAGTGAAGTTAGTTCTTAATAAAGTCATTGACTGACCTATAGTTAAGTCCATGTTTTGAACTGTTTTTGTGGTTTCATCAACTGAATTGATAAGAATAGGTAGAATAGCTTGTGCTGTAAGTTTTCCCTCTTTACCGAAATCTCTTAGTTGACCTACAGTTATGCCTAATCCATCTGCTAATAAGTTTGAAAGTATGACATTATTTTCCATTACGGATCGTAATTCATCTCCTCTTAAAGCTCCTGAAGCTAAACCCTGAGCTAACTGTCTTGCAGAGTTAGCAGCTTCAGATGATTCTGCACCAGCAATAACAAAGGTATTCGCTACTGTTTGTGTTGCTTTTGCTATATCATTTTGTGAAACACCTAATTCTTGCGTTGCTATAGTTAATCTTGTAAACAGAGTTCCTATTGCATCAAAATCTGATCTTGATTCATTTGCAATTCTTTTCATGTGAGCCATAGCACCAGCAGTTTTTTCTGCTGATCCTGAAAGAGCCATCATTCTATTTTGTACATTAACAAATGTATCACCTGCTCTGATAATCTCTCTGACACCAAAAGCAGCTATAATTTGATTTCTTAAATTTGCTATAGCATTTTTTGTAGAATCAACATCTCCTCTAAACTTTTTAAAAGCAGCACCAGTCTTGTTTTCACCAAGTATTCTAACTTTTATATCTTGTTTAGCCATTTTGTTTTTTCATTTCCTCTGCTTGTATATTTAGATAAGCAATCCAACCATTAAATTCCTCTAAGGGCATTTGTTCAATTTCACCAACAGTTTTATGCAATCTTTCAGCTAAAGCATACATTGAATATAATTGCTTATCTTCAACTACTTTTTTTGCATTTGTCCTTGTGAAATATTACCCATAATTTCTGTAGCCACTCTCACTAATACACTACTATCAACATTATTAAGTAGATCATTTTTATGTTCTACTGTATAAATTTTCTCTCCTGCTTCATCTAATGCTTTATAAATTAAAACATAGACAAGCATTTCTACTTCATCATCTTTAGCTAGATGCATAAATCTTTTCATTTCCCTAAGAGTGATAGGTTTGGAAAAAATTTTTAAGGGTTTTCCATCCCCATCACCCCATTCAGGAACTTTTATAACTTTAGTTTCTATGCTGTTGTAATGATTTTTTGCATTATCTATCGCTGACATTTTTAGTATGTAGTAGTTGTAAGACCACCAGTACCTTGAACAGTAATAGTAGATTCTACTAAACCATCAAATGTTGATGTAATAGATTTACCAGTTACTATAGCAGTTCCAGTAAGTTTAACATCGCCACTATCTGATCCCTCAGGTGCAAAGTTTAATGTTACAGATGAACCTACTGCTAATGCAGTTTGACCATTAGTATCTGTTTCATCATAAAGCACATCTACTGATCCACTAAAGTCTTTGATAGAAGCTAAGTATGATTTTGAAGCATCGCCCATTGAAGTATCTTCAACAGTATCGATTGTTTCATCTATACTAAAACCTCTAATCTCGCCAATAGCATTAGAGCCAACTTGGACTGTTCCCTCTTTTCCTAAGTGAGTTGCCATATTTATTCCTCGTTTTTAGTTTTAGAAGAAGATTTAGGTTTATCTTTCGATGGGATTGCTTCTTCTTTCCAACCCTTAGTCAATAAATACTCAACACTATCAGGGTGAGCTTCGATTGAACTTTTACCATTTGGTGAAATCATTTTCATAATTGTACCTCGTTAAACTGCTACATCAGGAGCAGTTTCCTGTACATAGTAGTTAGTTAAAAATGTGAGAACAGCAAAACTCAATGGTTGTTCTCCCTCTGTATTATATTCTATACTTGTTGATTGTAAAAAACAGTCTTTTGCAAGTCCATTTAATGTTGTATCAGCACTTATAGCTATTTCAACTTCTTTACATATCTTATCAATTTCATCATCAAAGTTGCTTGTTTGTTTTACATATATTTCAATAATTAATTCTAATTCTCTGCTCATTAACCTATTTGTACTTATAACTATAGGTTCAGAAGTTTCATCTTTAGTATATATGACTAATGCTGGTAGGTTAGTATTTTCTAAGGGATAAATTCTAGTTTCAAATACATTACTACCAGTAGTAGTAAGACCATTTAATACTGTACCTGCTCTTTCTCTTATCTGTTGTCTAATATGATTTGCCACTATATTTCCTCTAACATCAATGCAGAAAAACCTGTTCTATCTGATTGCACATTAACAATAGTATAATTTTGTGCTGATTTTAATGTATTACCATCAACATCTTTAATAGCTGATACATTAAGAGTATTACCAAATGCAACACTTGGAACATCTATGCTTCTACAATATGCAATAGGTTTTAGTGCTTCTACACCAGTTCCCTCTACTTGTTCAACATATTCATTATTAATAATAATGTTAATTGTTGAGGATGATCCACCTACTGTATATGTAGCAGTTACTCCATGACCAAAATTTATGTCTAGGTAAGAACTCATATCTTCATCAGTTTCTAATCTGTATTGCGACATTATGATTTCTCCAATGTAACACTTACATAACCTGTATTATCAGGTTCTACTACTTTAATAAAAAAAGTTGTTTCAGGCGTAAGAGTATTGCCTTTGTTTGTTGTTATTGCATCAACAACTAATTTATCTCCTTGTGTAATATCAGGTGCATCTGTAGCTTTTAATATTGCAGTAGGTTGAAAACCCTCAACTGATATAGATTCGCCCTCTATGCTTATATAAGGTTGATCTATAATAAGATTTATTAATACTGAAGAACCATCATCTATAAGTCCTAAAGTATCAATTAAAGGAAAATCATCAAATAATTTTCCTGATTCAAAGTAAGTGCCAGTAACTCCATGCCCTGTTGTAGCATCAAGAAAAGAAGTAAAATCTCTAGCACTCTCAATAGCCATTTTTACTTACTTCTTTTTTTGACTTTTGTTTCTGATTTTTCTAAACCAACACTTCTATTTGATTCTTTTTTTGGTTTGCCTTTGTATTCTTCAGCTTTACCATAACCAACAAGTGATCTGCCCTCATCAATAGAAAGCTCAACTATATCACCTGCTTTTACTTTTTCTTTGTTAGCTATTGTGTCTTGTAAAATTAAATATTTCATTTTTTCACCTTTTGTAAGATGGGTGGAAATTAATCCACCCATTTTGTTTGTACTAAGTACCATTAACTAGCAGCACAGAATGAAACTGCATGTCTTACAGCTACATCTACTGATTGTAAGCAAACTATTCTAACTGTACCTGAACTTGAATTGCTGTATGGATCAACAACAATGTCTAATCCACCAAACATTCCAACAAGTAAGTCATTAAAGTTACCAAATACATAATTGTTAGCAGTTAATTGAGGTGAAACAACAACTTTATAGCCATTGATTTCATCATTAACAGCTACAAATTGT